TATTGTTACTAATGGTGCATTAGGTAATTTAACAACTTCAGACAATATGGTTTATTATGCCACATTTACTCCTGATGAAAATGGTGTAACTGGTAAAACTGAATGTTCAATTTCTGTTCCAGCAGATAAATTCACCGATTATGTTGGAAATTATAATACTGCTTCAAACACATTTAATTTCACTTTTGATAATACTAAACCTACAATCACCATAGCGTCAACAACCATTGCCAGTGGTTCAACAACCAAAAATGCATCTATAGAATTAACATTCACTTTGTCTGAAGTACCAACTGGTTTTGATTACGCGGATATTAGTGTTATTAATGGTACATTAACAGCACTTACTGGAAGTGATACAGTTTATACAGCTACATTTACGCCAGATGAAAATGATGTAACTGGTAAAACTGAATGTTCAATTTCTGTTCCAGCAGATAAATTCACCGATTCTGTTGGAAATAGCAATACTGCTTCAAACACATTTACTTTTACTTTTGATAATACTAAACCTACCATCACCATAGAATCAACAACCGTTACCAGTGGTTCAACAACCAAAAATACACCCATATTATTAACATTCACCTTGTCTGAAGTACCAACTGGGTTTGAGTACTCGGATATTATTGTTACTAATGGTGCATTAGGTAATTTAACAACTTCAGACAATATGGTTTATTATGCCACATTTACTCCTGATGAAAATGATGAAAGTGGTAAAACTGAATGTTCAATTTCTGTTCCAGAAGTTAAATTCATCGATGCTGTAGGAAATTATAATACTGCTTCAAACACATTTGCTTTTACATTTGATAATACTAAACCTACCATCACTATAGAATCAACCACCGTTACAAGTGGTTCAACCGCCAATAATGCAAGTATAGCATTAACATTCACTTCCACTGAAGCAACAACCAATTTTTTTAAAGAGGATATTACTGTTACTAATGGTACAATATCTGCTTTTACTGGAAGCGGTACGGGTTATACAGCCACATTTACTCCACAGAATCAAGGTGCATGTACAATTGATGTTGCAGCAGGCGCTTATACCGATGCTGCTGGAAATAGTAATAATGCTGCAAACACATTTAATTGGACTTTTGATAATGTTTCACCTAGAATGACGATAGCATCAATAACCGACGGTGTTATCAGTGGTTCAACCACCAATAATGAAACCATAGCATTAACATTCACTTCAACTAAAGCAACAAACAATTTCGAGGAAGGGGATATTCATGTTACTAATGGTGCATTAAGTAATTTTCTGGCTAGCAGCGCAACTGTTTATACAGCGACATTTACTCCAACTGATCAAGGTGTATGTACAATTGATGTTGCAGCAGGTGCTTTCACCGATGCTGTTGGAAATAGTAATGCTGCTGCAACCACATTTAATTGGACCTTTGATAGCGTTCCACCTGACATGACCATAACGTCAACAACAGATGGTGTTACCAGCGGGTCAATCACCAATAATGCATCCATAGCATTAACATTCACTTCCACTGAAGCAACAACTAATTTTGCGGTAGGGGATATTACTGTTACTAATGGCACATTAACTAATTTTGCTGGAATCGGAACGGACGGTTCTGTTTATACGGCCACATTTACTCCAGCTGGTCAAGGTGCATGTACAATTGATGTTGCAGCAGGTGCTTACACCGATGCGGCTACGAATATTAACAATCTCGCGCCGCAATTTACTTGGACTTTTGATAGTGTTCAACCTGACATTACCATAACATCAACAACCGTTACCAGTGGTTCAATCACCGATGATGCAACCATAGAATTAACATTCACTTCAACTAAAGCAACAACGAATTTTGTGGTAGGAAATATTACTGTTGCTAACGGTGTATTAACTAATTTTGCTGGAATTGGAACGGACGGTGCTGTTTATACTGCCACATTTACTCCAACGGGGACAGGTGCATGTACAATTGATGTTGCAGCAGGCGCTTATACCGATGCTGCTGGAAATAGTAATAACGCTGCAACCAGATTTAATTGGACTTTTGCAAGAAATGTGTCATTTGATACGAATACTCTCACCATCGTCAACAGTATCGACGCTAACGTTACCGACACAGTTTTGTTTGTTCTTCCATATGGAGAAGAAATGTCCAATATAAATGTCACCGCTTTCACTGGAACCGGTACAATTACGTATGATTTATCTACCGATGGAGAAAGCGTTAGACGTGGCACATTTAGTGGAAGAGGAACCAATTTGCTCGGCACAAATGCATTAATTGCATCAACAAATACCACATTTACTGGAAGAGGAACCAATTTGCGGGGCACCAATGTATTAATTGAACCAACAAATACCACATATATATTGACGTTGTCCGCGAACACTTCCATTTCATATACGATTGTTGGAACGAAGATAGTTAATTATGGAAATGTAACCCCCACTGCATTGTCGTTTGTTAATAATAAATTGACCATACAAAATAGCATTAATTCTGCGGATGTTGACCGGGTGTCGTTTGATATAAACGCAGGTAGCCTATTCGATTCGTTGGTAGTTACAAGTTTACTCAATCGAAATAGAATCAGTTATGTGTTAGACATATCAGGTGGGTCGACCGTATCATCTGGCAGTTTCATTCAAGCTGGATTTAACATGTTAACCAGGGATTTACCAGAACAACCAACAAATACGACTTACATTTTAACGTTAACAAGTGTCGGCACCAATACATATTCCATCGTTGGCAGGTCGCGAAATGACCAAAGATTTGATATTGATAAATTCTGCACTAGAAACCAGATACCTTGTAATAATGTTGGGTACAATCGTTTAGTCACATCAACAAATAATCCGTCTGTTAGTAATAAAATGCGCTATTCCCAATTGTTGCGGTCTCGACGTTTTAAACCTATCCAGAAGATTGGGACAAGTGTCCCACCTCCAAAGCCTGAAATTCCATTATATTTATTTGCTACTGGACAAATTTTTGCACAATCAGTATTTAGGTAGTTTCATAATATTTTATATGTATACTCTATAATATTATGAAACGTCCAGTTCGAGCAGAAGATGGTAAATACCATTTAAAAGAAGGGGTTTTTGCCGAGTTATTTGGTTCGCGCACGCAAGTCATGAATGGTACTGCGTATAAGACCAGCGGTGAACTTACAAAGAAGCATTTGATGATGAATAAGTGGGGGCGCATTGTTTCCGCCAAGAAACACCGCACCGCCAAGAAGGAGAAGCGTTTAGAAAAGGCGGGTTATTTCGCCAAGAAGGGTAAATTTGGATACGTCAAGAAGACCGCCCGCAGACGCGGCAGCCGTAAGATGAACGGTGGCGCATTACCTGAGTTATCCCCTGCGAATGTTTAAACCGATAAAGATATAAATCCGTCAAAAGTTTTTATTATAATATTATTTTATAGATATGAAATACAATAATATTATAAAAAATATTAGTCATTATGGAGATATTTTAGCAATACCTTTCTTCGCTTTATTAGCGATGTATTTTTACAATATTCAACAAAAAACTATAATAGAATATGTATTATTCTACTTTTCTATAAGTGGATTTATATTAGATATCTTGTATACGTATATATTTTTGTCCAGTTCTAATTCTTCAAATGTATATGTTTAGCGGCGCACATACCAATCACATGATATAAATTTCGAATCAATAATATATTCTTGGTAATTATCAAATATATATTTTTCGAAATATGCTTTGCTTACGATTTGTCGTCGACGGCTCGTCATGGGTGGCGGTACAGATGGTGTAGAAATGTATTTACAGTAATATGTGTATGCATCATACACCGAAATATTTCTATAAATCGCAGGCGATGACACGCGATTATGCGGTGAGTCACTCCCATTCGTATATTCATTTTGTAAATATAGTTTCATGTCATCCAATGCGATTTGTATGTCCAGTTGTTTGTCCCACAATGTGCATCGAATCCGTGCAATAAATTTATCACGTTCAATTTCGAGTGAAGGATAATAATACGCAATGATATCTAACATCTGTTTGTCTGTCAAATGTGAAACCATTTCATTCTTCTGCTCACACCACTTTCGAAACAAAATTACGACTTCTTCGATTTCCAAATCCGTCTCCACATCGTCTTCTATCATTGTATCTTCCCAGAATTGTAAAAACGTATGAATTGCTGGCAACATCTTACTACAAACGCCCACAAAACTATCAAGTTCAGCATTATAATGTGGCGCCAACCGTTCTGTTAACATAGTTTTTAATGTTTGTAGAAAAACGACCGCTGGCAAATCTTTATCACATAAATATTGTTTCCATAAATACTGCATGTTTTTCCATGTGATTTGAGTAACTCTCATATGGGTTGGGTTATTTAATACAGGGAGAACTTGAGTAGCAGTTAGATTTGACATTTGATGTTTTTCGTCACGGTCAATCACAACATTAACAAATTCATCGAGCAATGCATCCAATTTCATATTCTTCATGTAAAAAACGTACTGTGGCAATACAAGGTCATTGCAGTAATTTGTTAAATAATCGTCGGCAGAATTGTAACGCAATGAATAATGACACGCAACGCATATTACATCCAATACATTATGATTTAGTAATTGACTCCATGTAGTATCATGCTTGACATTGCTATTAATTTTAATCAATCGGCAATCTTCATATTTGTGGTCATGGTACTTGTATTTGAATGTCTGCATTAGATTACATCCAATGAACATTTGACACATGTGATTCAGTTGGGTTATGAAAAACTTTGCATCAGGGTCAACAAAATAAATGAGCGATGAGTGTTTACGAAAGATATTATCACCCAAAACGGTTAAAAAATGTTTTGTTTCAGCGCGCGTGCTGAATAACAGAGGACACAAACTATCTATGACAGATTGAATGGTCGCCGATTCCGGAATTGATTGTAATAGGCTCGTTTCGCGTATCCGCTTCATTATATTCAGTTTTGTTTTTTGCTTCCATGACATTAGTGCTCCATCGCGACTGATTAAACTCAAAACCTGATGCAATATATCATCTTCGTTGAAAAGTTGATATCGCAATCCGTCATAATAGAAAAAATTATCTGTTGCAGCACTGTAGAAATACTGGTTGTTATTTAAAAATGTTTGTATAAATGCGTCTTGTTCACATGTCAACTCCGTAATTCGGGTTACACGGTTTTTATGTGATTCATTCATATTTTCAAAAATACTAACCAATTGATTACATATATATGTATTCACCTTTTGATACATATATTCGTCGCCGGCATATTTGTCGAGCAATTGTTTCACTGCAATACATGCATTTTCCTTATCTTTATCTATATCTATAGCTGTTTGCATATTGTATAAACGTAATATAAGGCTAATTTTTATATTACTTTTAATGGTTTATATTGTTACGACACTGTGTATCTTAGTTGACTTATAATACTCATTTGTACTGTCTACCATGGATGTCAACATATACTTTGAAATAATCATTTTCGAATGAAGTATTTTATCACTGGGTAGAACCGAAAACCACTGGTATTTCGGTCTTCTCAATATTTCGTCACCCGGTATGTAGATGCCGACCGCACGATTATCCAAGTCTAAATACGCCTCTTCCATCAAATCGTCCAATATTATCGGCGTGCGTTTGGCGGTTTTTACACCTACTACTTCACCTCCTACCAAATTCATTTTATTCTCTCGAATAAAGTGTTGGCATTTTTGGGAAAGTGCTCCCGTAAACCCAACCTCATTTGCAATATGAGTGCTTGAATTCATTTGCTTCATATATTCAACAAGTTCGATTATACATTTATCATTTTTATTGGCACCCATAAAGTAGGTGCTTGGTAAAAAGGGTCTATCCGCCGTATCGTGTTTTATATCACATGTTCTGTTTATGTTTTCACACACAAATGGTCTTCCTGACGAAACTGCCTCGTCGTAAAATGGCTTTAGATTCTTAATACATAAGAATGAATTGGGGACCACCATTCCTCCGTATACTTGCAACAATCTGGCCATTCCCAACTCGCGATATTGAGACTTTACCGGCTCAGCCATGGAACTTACATGCACATCCCATGATGGCAATAACTTATTGAAGGATTCGTCATCGATTAAACAAATGTTGAAATCGTCACCGCAATGATTAATGATAGATTTTATGGTTAAATGTAAATATGGTTGATTTAAATCGGTGGTATTTCTAGAGTAAAAATCTTTCCACTTGCGTGCATTGATTTCGTACTTGGAATGTATCCATAGTTTGGGACGATTGTATCCATATAAGGGGGACTCGTTTAACAAATAATCCTGAATTAACTTATTTTCGTCATTTGTTTCGAAATTTTGTTGCACGTTTTTTATTAATGTCGTGCCAATCGCAATCAGCCCAAACGCTATTACGTAATGCATGACGTTCTTTGTATCAAATCCCATTATACTAGTATGATTATATAGTATGATGGTATATTTTATTTGGAACAGTATTATCGAATACATACCGACAACTATTACACCTTTTCTCATTTAAAAAGCCGATTTTATTAGGCAAAAAATAAGAAAAAATGTAAAATCAATAGTATGAATTTCATCGTTATTTCAACATGCTACAAAGATTTTTTTACAGCAATAAATACTTTTCCATTTTCAAAATTATTATCGTTAAAACAATAATGCGTTTTCTCAATTTTTTTTCGTATCATTTCAATATATTCGGAATTATCAATATAGTCACCTATTTTATTTTTACCAGGCCAATAAACAATATATATCCTAGAAAACCCTATCATATATTCACTAAATTTATTATGAGTGTGTATATCTGTTTCCGTAAGTGAATATGTTGCTATAAAATTTATATTTGGTAGACCTAATACATATTTTTCACTATTTATTTGATTACAAGGTAAAAAATTAGTTCCATTTATAATATTTATATTTTCATCGTCTAAAATATGCGTGTTTTTGATTCCCTTTTTATCAATAAAATGTTTTTGTAAAACAGTCATTAACGGCAAATCATATATTATATGTCTTCCTTTAAAATTTAAATCAGATAAAACATCTGCCATTTGACCAGTTCCTGCACCAAATTCAAAAATAATTTCATCATTATCAAGTGAAAAATTCAACTTTTCGACTAAGTTATAAATACTCCAAACTTGTTGGACACGATCTAGTTGAGTATTTTGGTATAAGCTTATACCTTGAGGACCATAATCATTAACTTTTAGAGTTTTATAAAATATACTTTCTGGGTCGTTTTCTAATATCTGTAATTGATGTTTATTTTGAATACTATCCATTGGCCAATTAAAAACATGAGGTTGTATATTATTTATTAAATATAAATCCATATCACCATTTATTAAATAGCTTTCTAAATGTTCTGTAAATTCAGTCCAAGTAGTAGAACTTGTATAAGAATTATTTTTTTTTATTTTTTGTATTATATTTTCCATAATATATAAATTGCTATTATGTTATTATTTTATTGCAAACGCATTTCGACGTTTTCAAGGTTGAAAGTTGTAAAAATAAATCAAAATAATAAACTGAAATACAGGGAATTTTGAATGTGCGTTAATTATATTTTATCTCTAAAATGGGAGTTTTAAATGAGAAAAGGTGTAATAAACACTAACTAATAGTAGACCAAATAATCAATATTATATTTTGACTCGTTGTATTTCATTTTAGATGTAAATAGCAACAGATTATGTTTGCATATTTGGCGAATAATATTTGTGAATGATTTATACGTCATTTTGCGAGTTACATAAAAATGTTTACCTACAAAATAGTATTCTTTTAATTCGATGCAAAAATCGTCGTTATATTTATGAAATAACATTTTGCGATATGCATTCATATCAACTAAATAATAGTTGTCCGTTTTTAAACAAATTGCATCAAGTAAGTCGAATAGTAATTTATTCGGTACTGGATGCTTGAATATTTGATTGGACATTCGTCTACTAGTAAGTTATATTTTATATTTATTATATTTTTTCAAAAGAGTTTCTTCTAAATTTCGACCAAAATTCCGGGTTGTGATTACACAGTTGACTTGCATTAAAATACAATCTGGCAGTGGTTAGTAATTATGTAGTTATACACATTGTTATACAAATATCGATGATAGACTGACTGCATTGATTGTGTTACTCTATATGTTCATTGTAGGCTCTATTAAATATTATCTAATCTACATGCAAATTATTTTACGTTAGGGTTGCCGTATCATATTCTAATCTATTTAGTATATGCTGATTTTCGATTCAAAACAATTTGTAACAGATGTTCCAACCATACCATTCGGGATTGATACCGGCACTCATAATGATGTTCCGTTCTTTCTTAGTATATTAACAAATTCCGTCCATAAATGTACAATTACTGCCAATATATCCAATTCTGCCGGGCCAGTCCAATCTATAACCGCGCCGAATTTTTATACAGGCATTGTTGACTGCCATTACGCCAAACAAATGTATGATATTCCTCATGTATTCACGCTTGCGACTGGTAATTATTTACTAGATATTTCAATGTCTCAACCGGTTTCAATATGTGAAATTCATATTAAGCAATATGACCCTGCATGTATAACTGATTTAGGATATCAATCAATACAGACAGATAATATACCAATTAACGACTGTAGTTACAACAAGTATGTTATTATACCATATATTTCGGCATCATTCGGTGGGTTATGGTGGTGCAACTACCAAGCACTTTTAGGAATACATATTGCGATTGAAAACAAACTAATTCCTATTGTTGAATATAACGGAGGGTTGTATGGGTCAAATTCTATTTATGACCCACCTAATCTACCGAATTCTTGGTGGAACTACTTTTTTGAAGACCCGTATCCAATTCATCCGGATGAAAAAAAACGGGTTTTAGAACATTCTCGGACTAATCTACGGGCTATACAACTACATCGTCGATTTAATACGGTCCTACCGATAAATCCTGTACAGTGTTATCATTATTACAGCAGGCTATTCTATCAGGCGATCCGTGTGTTTAAACGAGTGGATAAGCGGGACCTTCTTCGCAAGTATATACGCCCGTTGCCCTACATTAATAATTATTGTCAGGAATTCTGGCAAACACATAATCCATCAAATAAACCGGTTATTGGTATTCATTATAGGGGCACTGATAAATATGCTACGTCTACCGCGAGCGAAGGTTACCCGATACATTATTCTTATACTACAGTTGCAACTATAGTTCGCGATAAATTGCGGGAATTAAATATAGATGAATATGTATTATATTGTGCATCAGACGAAGAACCGTTTATAGAATTTATGAGGTCACAATTCGATTCAGTGGTATGCAATGCGCATTCAATTCGGTCATCTGTTTCAACTAGTGGTATCAAATATAATTTTGACAGTATACGATTTGGGCAAACCACTGACCAGAATCATCGCACGAACTATGATTATGTTAAAAGCCTTTCTTTACATTTTGGTTGCAAGGATAAATCCAATTTTACCAAGGGGTTTTATGCAGTTACCGATTGTATGCTATTTAAACCATGTAATGTGATATTTATATCACAAGGTAATTTCAGTGAGTTTGCTTCATTTTATACCGAACACGATGCGAAAGTATTTAAATTAAATGACCTATATCAACCGTATATCAATGAACTTGTTGTGCGATAACTACGTCATTGTCGATTTTTTGACTAGTTTAATATGCTATAAAAGATACATTGCATCTTTTATATCAGGTGTGTTTAAAAATTACGATTTAGATGTTATTTACGCAGAGGGTTCAGTGACGGCGGCGGCAGCTTGCTCAGCGGCAACACGTTCCGCTTCAGCCTTCTCGGCAGCAACACGTTCCGCTTCAGCCTTCTCGGCAGCAACACGTTCCGCTTCAGCCTTCTCGGCAGCAACACGTTC